TGCATAGACTACATCCAGCAGCAGCTAGGAGATCAGTTCGGGGCGTACTGTCTGGGTAATACAATTAAGTACTTACACAGGCACCAGTACAAGAACAACCCTAGAGAGGATCTACTGAAGGCTCAGTGGTATCTAAATAAGTTGCTTGAGGTTACGAACTAAATGGAAGAAAAGTGTTTTGAATGCGGAGATATACCTAATCATAAACATCATGTTATTCCGAGAGTATATGGAGGCACAAAAACAATAAATTTATGCGCTTTTTGTCATTCCAAAATTCATTCTGACCATCTTCTTAAAACATCTGAAATGACTAAGGCAGCAATGCAGAAGCTAAAGTCCCAAGGTAAATACACAGGCGGAAAGGTGCCATACGGTTACAGCTTGGTTGATGGTGATTTGGTTGAAAACGAGAAAGAACAAGAAACAATAAGGTTGACTCTTAAATACAAAGCTGATGGTCTTTCTTATCGCAAGATCTCAAAGGTTCTGGCCAAAGCAGGTCGGCTATCAAGAACAAGCAATACGTTTGACCACAGATCCATCAAACAGATGGGAAATGAAAATCACAACAAGAATCCTCTAAGTGCTATGTCTTTATCTAGGATTGTTGCAAACAATAATTGTTAAGAGTAGTATTATGTGTGTCGGCGGGGCTACCAACCCCTTTAATGTCCGATTGCAAGTTTGGAAGAACCGTTGTCACAACCGACACGGGTTATATCCTACCATACTAGCAATCCTCATTGAATACCCCGCAACGGACAGTGGCGCTAAACCGTGCGTCCAATCCAAATAGCGGTAATCCGTGAGCACGTTGTAGGTCTGACCACTTGACCCGATTCACGTCCTTGAAATGCAGCAGACCCCAAGCGGGGGTTGTAGGAGTTGCGTCCTACAAGAAAGCGAAAGCTATGAGTACCACATCGTAAGATGTACACATGTAAGACCTACAGCTATTAGCGCTAGCCATGGTTATGTGTTGCAACAGGGAAAAAGTGGAGCTGTGCCTAAAATAAAGGAGAAGAGAATGCAGTGCAATTGCGGAGGAGAAGTTACGCGAGAGATTAGAGAAATAAAAACAAATGCCAAAGCTAAGGAATGGATGGATGGTGCGGACGTAGTTGCGCCAGTGATACTGCATCATTCTAGGTGTGACGCTTGCGGCAGAGAGGGACGGATAGTTCATACCATGCAAGGTGATGAGCTGTACCGGAAAGGGCTTTAATGCACAAAGAAAACAGTGATGATTTCCGCAAGCGTTGGCGAGGCAGTCACGAAGTAGTTGATATGGTCGCAATGATGTTGCTTCGGCAAGGATTGTTTGTTCAGATACTGCCGCAAGAACTAGCCCCCAGCTTTGAGGTAAGACATCAGTACGCTGACAGTGGCGACCTAAAGATCATTGTTGATGGTAAGGACCATGTCTGTGAAGTTAAGGGGTCAGGTATTGACTTTAAGCATGGCAAGCATCCTTTTAAGGCTGCTTTGTTGTGCAACCAGTGGAGCTTTGATAAGTCTGACCCTAAGCCTAGTTACTATTTCATAGTAGACAAATCTAAAAAGCATTGCGCTGTATTTGACGTTTCCAAGTACCGAGATCACATGAAATTGGTTACGGTGACCGACAAGAAAAGACCTAAGCACGAAACCTACTCAGCCTACTCTGTGGACTCTGATTTATTCTCCTATCGTACCCTTTGAACTGGTAAACAAATCAGTTGACCAGTAGATTGTCATCGGTTATATTCAGGTTTCATTCAAGGAGAAAAACATGGGAAATGTAGTACACCTTAAAAAGAAGCTGATTGATTTTCCAACCCCTGAGATCAATGATCTTCTAGATACGCACATAGAAGATTTCTATGGTCTTCTGAATAGCAAGAAGTACGATCCGGTAATGCTTACCACTTACTTTCTTTCGTTCTACGGTGAGATGATGGTTCAGGAGTGCTTGCAAGCCTCTGATGAGGATTACGAGTTAGTCCATATCTTTTTGCACGATTTTATTGAGCATATATTAGAGAGGTTTGTGCCGGAGGGGAAAAGGTAAGATGTTAAGACCTCATCAAACCAAAGCCATAGAAATGCTGCGGCACTCAATCAAGAAGGGTAACAGGAAGATGATACTTGCTGCGCCTTGTTCATTTGGGAAGACGAAGGTGTCAACTGAGATCTTGAAGAGTGTCGTTGCTAAAGGTAAGCGCGGGATCTTTATCTGCGACCGGATCAAGCTGGTCAATCAAGCATTGGAAGAGTTTGATGCTGCCGGTATAAAGTGCGGTGTAATGCAGGGAGATCACTGGCGGACCAATCCGAATGCGCCGGTACAGATAGCATCGCTACAGACACTAGCCAAGAGAAAGTACCAACCTATATTCCATGTAGCGATTGTTGACGAATGTCACACCCACTATAAGTTCCTGACAGAGCTGATGGAGAACAACCGGCGAGTGATCTTTATCGGGCTAAGTGCTACGCCTTACTCAAAGGGATTGGGTCTGCATTACAGTGACTTAATCGTGCCAATTACTACTCAACAACTGCTAGATCAGAAATATCTCTGTCCTGTTAAGTACTATGGCGGTAGAAGTGTTGACTTGAAGGGTGTCAAGACTAAACGTCTGAGTACAGGTGCGCTAGACTATGATCCTAACAGCCTTGCGGCTGCTGTAGAGAAAGACGATTTACTTGCAGGGGATATCATTGAAAACTTCAAGAGGTTCGGTAAGGGACAGACTATTGCGTTCTCGCCTTCAATCAAGCACTCAAAGAAGCTGGTGGAGATGTTCCAGGCAGCGGGAATCGCGGCAGAACACATTGACGGATACATGGATGAAGAAGAAAGGAAAATGCTCTTTGAATCCCACGATGCCGGAGACTTCCAAGTCCTAAGCTGTAGCCGGTTATTAAACACCGGATATGACGCACCCAAAGTTCAAACCCTTATAGATTGTTTCAGCACTAAGTCTAAGATCACGTTCTGTCAGCGCGCTGGCAGGATCTTTAGGCTTCATGAATCAAAGGAAGAGGCGATCTACCTAGACCATGCTGGCAATGTTCAGTGGCACGGTTTCCCAGAAGACGTAGTACCTGAGTCCTTAGATACCGGAGAGAAGACCTACGACGAGAGGGATTTAATCCGAGACAAGAAGGAATCAGAGTTATCTGTTTGTCCTCAGTGTATGCAGCACTATGTAGGAAAATGCGCTTGCGGTTATGAGCGCCCATCAAAGACTGTCTTAGAGACAGACAATCAAGTACTCAAGGAACTCAAGAAGGTCAACAAGGAAGTGTCCAAAGAGGATAAGTCTCGTTGGCTAGGAGAGCTTCAGGTTTACGCTTACCAGAAGAACTACAAGCAGGGCTGGGCAAGCTGGGCTTACCGCAGCAAGTTCGGTGTATGGCCTAACAAGATTACTCCTGAGAGAGTTAATGCGGTTTCGCCTGAGACCAAAAGCTATATCCAACACCTGAACATAAGGAGGTCAAAACGTGCTGTCTGAGATCCTACAGAGGCTGGATAAGGTGAAACGGCATGGTGACAAGTACAGAGCAGTCTGTCCTGTACACGGCGGTAGTAATCCTACAGCGTTAAGCTTGAGAGAAGAGGATGATAGAGTCTTGATACACTGTTTCAATTGTCAGGCTACTGGACCGGAAGTAATGGAGGCTATCGGACTGCCGGTATCAACATTGTTTAGACACAAGAAACGGGGCGATATCCCTAATGAAATGATAGAGAAAGCAAAGGAGGATGTGTGGTACATAGAGATATTTGAGAACGAGAAACGCAAAGGAACTCGGATCACTTACAATGAGTGGAAGAGATACCGATTAGCGAAAGAGCGGGTAAAGATACTGGTGGAGCGATAAAGCGTTTATTAGTCCACCGATATTTACTATCCCACGGCTATCCCACGGTAACAATGAGGAAAACGAGATGATGCAACCAACAAGAACTGAGTTATTAGAGGCATGGATGACTTTATATAAAATTCCGGCGGGTCGTGATTATGATTTTTTTAGTCAGGAAGAATGGAGTTCTATATACACTGTTTTAGGTCTTATAGATAAATTACAAAGAGAGGTGGAAAATGCAGCCGAGTAGAACTGATTTATTAGAGGCGTGGATAACCTTAGTCAAGGTTCAAGATTATTACGGTCCGGACTATCTAGACGAATACGAACGTCAAGTAATGCCAGATATTTTAAAGTTGTTAGACAAGCTGCAAAAGGAAGAACAATGAGAGTAATTCAATACAGGTTTACCGATGCCAAGGACGGCACAGAATACGGCGGTTTCTCAACGACCGTTAAAGAAGCTGAGAAGGTATGCCAGCAGACTTGCAAAGTCTTCGGTCCCTGGTGGTCAAGAAACACCAATTTTAGGTGGATTGTTCTACAGTTTGACCGTAAAACAGATGCGATATTAGAGGCTATGAAGGCATCAATGCACTTCGCTCACGATGTTCATGAAATAGCCCCTGTGTTAGTATTGAAGGATGAGCAAAGTAACAAAAATGGTGATAAACAGCGTAGAGCAATCGCTGAGAGATCTGGCAAAAGACGCCAGGACGGGTAAGCTTACCTATTTCTACATGCTCGCTCAGTATGAGGATGAGGAGCATGTGGAATGGGTTCCGAGTCAATCAGGAACGAAGTCATACGATCCCCAACACCTTCTGACTGAGATCGGTCAGTACTACATCGTCACTCAAGCAGTGTTTCAAGAGATCTGCGAGATAGCAATGGAAGAAGAAGAATCATGATCAAAGTTGAATTGAGTATTGAGACTTTAGAGGATTTGTTAAAGCCTATTCTCCGGCAAGTGCCTTTCGTGGTGTCAAAGTCCATTAATGACACTTTGTTTGGTGCTCGCAAGCACCAGATGGAGGTAATGGACAAGAATCTTGCCGGCGGTCCTACCAGATGGACTAGGAACTCTATACTGTACCGGAAAGCTACGCGCACCAACTTACAGGGTGAGCTTTACTTTTCAGACAGAGCGCCCTATATGAAGACTGTTATTCAAGGGGGTACTATCACGCCAGCAAAGAAGAAATTGGTTGCTCCGGTAAAGGGTAAGGTCCGATTGACTAAACAGGGTAACCTGACTAAGAACAAGGTCCAGCAGTTAGTGATCAAGAAGAATCACTTCATAGGGCTTCCAGGCAAGAGCAAGGATCAATCAAAGTACGGGGTCTACAAGAAGAAAGGTCGCGGTAAGAACAGAAAGCTTGAGCGAATAGTCTATATCAACCTATCGTCAAGAAAGCAGAAGGCAACTTACGATGCTCCTAAATTCGCTAAGAGATACATAGAGAGGCATCTGCAAACGAACATCATTCGCGCAGCAAAGAGAGCGGTGGATACTTCAAGGTAGAAGCTATCCCACGGATATTTTTCTGTATCGCGTACCGATACACGATACAAAACCAGAATGGCTATCCCATGGCTATCCCACGGTTACTTTATTTACTATCCCACGGATAATATTTACTATCCCACGGTTAGTATTTACTATCCCACGGTTACATTTCTGAAAACCCCAACCCCACCATCACTGTGCCTTATACCCCCCATCACTGGAAATGATGATCATTTGAAATGATGGGGCATACCCCCCAAAATAATGATCAGATCCAGTCGTTTTTGAATGAATCCCATACACGTTTTGATAATGGTCTAGGCCTACTATCACTGAAAATGATGTACCCTGGAAAGTCTGATTTTGCCGATCGGATGGCATAAACCACCGCACCTTTAACCAATCAAAAAGCGCGCCCATTTTGGTCTCTGATTCATGCCGATTTAATGGTCAATGGAAGTGTTGACCGGTTATTAAATATGCGCTTATAATCGGGTCAACAGTGCGAGGAACCCAAAAAAAAGCACTGTATAAATCAACAGTAAAAGGAAAACGAGAAAATGAACGAGAACATAGCAATAGAGGAAGGCCCAAACCAATTAGACATGATTGCGTTTGCATCGCGGCAAGCGACCAGATTGGGCTGGGAATTGTGCGCCATTACACCAATAAGCAAAGAAACCGGTTATGCAATATGTAAGCGCCCTATGCCGGCCGGCGCGACCGGTGAATATTCAACGCATCTTGTGAGCATGGTAAGTAATGGCGCTGGATCATTTTACGCTGAGTTCATTAGCGGACACTACGATATGAAATACTCGCTTGCCGTGCGCAATTATTTGTCGCGGGTATCGGACGAAATTAAATACTTAGCTAGGGAGTATTAAACATGGAAAAGAAAAGCCGAGTGTTTAAGTTAGATTTTGCCAACACGCGAGCGGACTTAAAAGCGCGAGAAAGGCGCCGGCAAGAAATCGCGGATTTCGTGGAATGGTCGCGAAAAGAAAAACGGACGCGCGAGCGTTTAGAGATTGCCGGCGTGGTTGTCGCGTTGCCGGCGCTAATTGTACTTATCGCATTATCAATTTTTGTATCATAGGAGGAATCATGAAAACTCATTTAACTAAGGTTAGCAGTAACAAGAAAACCGGACCAATTCCGGTTACTACGTCAAGCCGCGCAACCTGTCCGGATTCTTGCGCTTTAAAACGCAACGGATGCTATGCCGATAACTACCATCTTGGCATGCATTGGGACAAGGTGACAAAAGGCGAGCGCGGTTTAAGCTGGGAAGATTTTCTAGCAGAGATTAAAGCATTACCGCGTCACCAATTATGGCGGCACAATCAAGCCGGCGATCTTGCCGGCGTTGGCGATTCTTTGGACGTTTTCAAGCTTGCCGAATTGACCAAAGCGAACAAGGGTAAAAACGGATTTACCTACACCCACAAAAAGCCGACCGAACGCAATTTAAAGGCCATTAGAGCGGCAAACGGTGGCGGCTTTACTGTCAACCTATCGGCCAACAATCTAGCCCATGCGGACAAAATCGCGGCTTATGGTGTGCCAGTTGTTGCGGTAATCCCCGAAGATTCGCCAAAGAAACAGCGCACCAAAAATGGCCGGCTTGTGATCACTTGTCCGGCTCAATTGTCCGATAAGATCAATTGTGCGCGTTGCGGATTATGCGCTAATGCGGATCGGGATTATATAATTGGCTTTCCAGCTCACGGAACAGCGAAGAAAAAAGCAAACATCATCGCGAGGTCGGCAGCGTGAACAATTACCGAAAAAGGTTAGGCCTTTATCTAACCACCGAGGAACTAAAAAGCGCCGTTGATTGGCGCATAATCAACGAGGAGTTATTGAGTATGAATGATCAAACACCATTGGAAGAATTAGCAGAAGCCTTAGCAGGTCATGATTGGACGTATCAATATTCGGACAGTCCGAGCGCGTATCACCGCGGAGAGCGCCAAGCGGACGCCATACGGCGCCTTTTAAAGCTGACCGGCGCGGAGGGTCTCGCATTGTACGAAAAGGTGCGCGGGTCCAAATTGCGGAGGATTGGCTAATGGATAAGACAGAAAAGGATCCGGTCCGATATCTATTCAGTAGAATCCCGAACGATGAAACCGGACGCGCATTCATTGAGCAAGCGCGCCAATATCTCAATGCGGACCGGTTTAAATTGAGGGTTCGCGGTCAAGGGTTAAAGGCCGGCGAGGATTGGCGCAAGCATGAATACGGCGCGCCACTGTCTAAGTCTACCCATCTTCGGGTATATGCGGAGGACCAAAAGCAAAAGGACGATATCAACGCGCTTTGCTTTGAATTATGGGAAGCGCGGCAAAAGGCGTCCGCAATTCGCAATCAATTACAATCATTAGTGGAGGTGATCTAAATGAAGCTGAATGTATTAATAGCGTTTGAAAGGTCCGGCAAGGTGCGCGAAGCGTTCCGGCGATTGGGTCACAATGCATGGTCAAACGACTTAGAACCAGCCGATGATGGGTCGCCATACCATATCCAAGGGGACGCGGCCGCGGCCATGAAAATCAACCCAATGCGATCTGATCATATTTGCAAGTATGATCTGATCATTCAGCATAACCCTTGCACGGCGCTCGCATGCTCGGGCAACCGATGGTATGGGAAGGGTCAACCGTTGCACCATATGCGAGTCCAAGCCATCAAAGACACAATGGCGTCCTTTGCCTTGGCTAAGTCTAGGGCGCACCATGTCGCCTTAGAGAATCCCGTCGGAGTGCTACCGATCAAGGCAACCCAATACATCCAGCCGTGGCAGTTCGGGCATGGTGAGACAAAGCGGACGGGTCTATGGTTGCACAATCTGCCACCACTAACGCCAACGGATATCGTTCAAGGTCGCGAACAGAAGGTGTGGAAAATGCCACCGTCCGAGGATCGCGCTAGGCTTCGCTCGGAGACCTTCCAAGGCATTGCGGACGCTATGGCGCACCAATGGTCGTTCGCCATTCAGATGCAAAGAGCGGAGACCTCACACCATGCCAGAGCATAAGAACAGACACCCGTTCGGCGTAGAATGCGACGATGATTGGCCCATGATCCCCGCGCTTATCGCGTCCAGTGCGATCATTACCTTGATCTTCAGCATCGCAATCGCGACCATTTAACCCCCCGACCAACCGAGAAAAGCCGGCGATAATGCCGGTTTTTTTTCGCCTTCATTTTATGCGCTCGCATGGCTACATGAATCCAGCTCATGATAGGCAAGCCATAGGCAAGCCATCCAGCAAGATATGACCCGATCGGGCAATTATCGGATGCCCGCAAACCCTTATTTTTAAAGGCCTCGCAGCTTGACGGGTCCTTCTGGATCCAGGGTCCGAGGGGATTTCGCCAGCGCGGCTTTCGGTTA